CAACTATTTAACTCTAACAGAAACCCTGATGAAATTACACAGAAGCGAGTAAACAACTTTGTTACTAATAATGGAGTAAGAGTTGAGGCTCATTCTACACAAGAGAGTGTTCGAGGCCGAATACATGGCTCTCAGAGGCCAGATTGCCTCCTCCTAGACGACTTTGAGACAAACAAAACCAAAGACTCAAAGGCTTACACAGAACAGGTTATAAAGCATATTAACGAGTTTAAATCAGGTTTGGATTCTAAGGCTTTAATAATCTATTTGGGAAACTATATTACAGAGTTTGGTTCAGTTCAGGAGCTTATTAATCGAAGCAAAGAAGATGTTCGCTTAAGACTTAGAATGGTTCCGGTGATTGAAGATGGAAAGATAACTTGGCCAGCTAAATATACGATGACTGATGCCGAAGCTTTGGGAACTGATAAGGTTAGTCTTGAAGATAAGAAGAAACTACTTGGTAGTTTGGTTTTCGCTGCTGAAATGATGAATCAACCTATCGATGAAGCATCTCAAGAGTTTTTCAAGACTAATTTCAGATACAGAACAATGGAAGAAGTTTTAGCTCTTAACACTAGAAAGTTTGCAACGATTGATTCTGCGCTATCAAAAAATAGTGAAGACGATAAGACTGGAGTGGTTGAGAACTATGTTGATATGGAGAATAACTGGAATATTTCAGGATATGAATTGATGATTAACTCGAAGTCATTGATTGACCTCATCTTTACTTTACATGACAGGGGATTTGAATTAATTGGTATTGAAGAAACCGCTTATACTCAGGCGATTCAACCATTCTTTGAAGATGAGTGCCGCAAGAGAAATAAGTTTCCGAGAGTTATAATGCTGAAACATGGAGGAATTATGAAAGAAACAAGAATAAGGGGATTGATTCCACGATACGAAACCAAAAGTATTTTCCATATTACTGGACATTGTGATAAATTAGAGGAGCAATTACTGAAATTTCCTAAAAGTATCTATGATGATGTCATTGATGCTGAGCAATATCAGTTAAAGCTGGCCGAACCCCCTAGAAATGTAAAGAAAATTATGGAAACTTTAGAAAAAGATACACCATTATACCCTGATATTGGTCTATAAGTTGACAAGTATTAAGTAGGTGATAAAATATAATCAATAATAATAATAAAATTTAATAATATGTTAGAAGAAACACAAAAAGAAGAAGAAATTATTACAGAAACTGTAGAATCTACTCCAGAAACTGTAGAAATTGTTACAGAAGCAGAGATTATTGCCGAAGAACCAGTTTTATCTCCAGAACCTGAACAAGAAATTGCAATTACTCCAGAGGTTATAGCTGATGCTGCATCTGAAGGCTTAGAAGTTCCAGAGACCATAACAATACCAGCAGAGCCAGTTCACAACGATAGAATTTTGGAAGTCTATGGCACTAAAGGTGAAGTAGTTAAAACATTTACTATTAAAGATGGTGAAGACTACATTGAACAAGGAAAGATTTTTGCTAATGTTCATAATCACACAATTGGAATTAGAATAAAGTAGTTTTATAGAGAGGATTTATTTTAAGTCCTCTTTAATAAGATTATAAATTACAGGATGGAAAAGCCGTAATATGAAATTAACACCAACAACAATCGCAGAAATTGAATCTCAATGTAAAAAGGAAATATCTTTTGCTCAGCAACATAAGAATGGTAAGATTGGTAACTGGCAAAAGAATGAAGACCTTTATTACAATAAAAAAGTTCCTTCAACTGAATCTAGGGCAAATGTAAACTTAGGTGGTGGACAAGAATTTGTTCATACTTTGTTATCTAAAATTAAAACTCCCTTAGTCTTTAAATACACCAAGACAAAAGAATCTCAATTACAGCGAATTGCAAGAGCAAACTCACTAAGGGAAAGAGATTTTAAGAAAGGTCATTGGAGTATTAAAGATGCCGCAACTAAGAAACAATGCTTGATTTATGGTAGAGCAGTTAGTTTTTATTATGCAGATTCTCCTGACGGTGTTTATAGGTCTCATAATGAACCTTGTGATGTTTACGACTTCTTGATTGACCCTGCTGCTGGTGGAATTGACACAGACGCAGCTAAGTATCTTGGTGGATATGGAGTTAATAAAACACGACAAGAACTAGAAGCTGCTATAAAAGATAAGAAATCAACATACATTAAAAGCCAAGTTCAGAACCTATTAAATGGAACTGGAAACTCTACAGCCGAAACAAAAGAAGAGATAGATAAGAAAAATAGAACTGGACAATTATCCAGCGATACTCAAAAAGAGATTCAATCAGAAGATAAGTTTAAGTTTTGGAGATGGTTTACAACTTACAAGGGCGAGAGGGTTTACGTTTTATATGACAATGAATCAGGAACAGCGATTGATATTGATTTACTAGAGAACAGATTCTCCACTCCAAAAGATATGGACTTTCCAATGTGGCCAGTTTGGACATGGGCTGCATATCCTGATTTAACAGAGTTTTGGACACCAGCTCCACTAGATTATGTTAGAGAGATTATTTATGCTCAGAATACTTCAATTAATCAAGCATTAGATAATGCTGAAGCAATTAACAAGCCACAGAAAGCTATTTGTGTTGATGAGATTGAGAACTTAGCTCAATTAAAATATAAGAGAAATGGAGACATCTACATTAGAAAGGGAGTGGACATTAATAAGGCAGTTCAATTACTTGCAACAGTTCCGATTAATACTCCGGTTGCTGTGTTTGAATTACTAGAAAGGATTAAGGCTGGAGCATCTGGTGTTACTAATGATTCTAAAGGTGTTGCCGATGAAGATGGAAAGGTTGCTATTTATGAGGGTAACAAAGAGGAAGCAGCAGATAGATATGGTTTAATCTATGATTCTTATGCTGATGCAGTAGCGAGATGGGCTGCTTTGTATGAAATTGGTATTATGGACCATTTAACTAAGAAGGTTGCAATTGAAATTCTTGGACCCAACGGAATAGAAGTTGAAATGGTAAATAGAAACGATATTAAAAAGAAGAGTGATGAGTTTGGAATATTAGTTGATGCCGCCAACTCTGAGAAATTATTATCAGCATCTCAACAAAGAGCAAAAATGACATTTTTAACACAAAACTCTCAATCTCCAAACATCAATCAAAAGAAATCAATCGAGATTCAAGCTAAAATAGTTGGATTCGATGAAGATACCATCAATGAATTACTAGATGTTGACGAATACGGAAATTCTGAACTAATGGCTGAATGTGCAAGAGATATTGAATCATTGGCTGAGGGTAAAGACATTAAACCTAATGATGCAGCTAACAATGCTTACAGACAAAAGATGTTGGACTACATGAAGAACAATAAGGAGAACATGAACTCTAAAATCTGGGCAATGTTTGAGAATTACATGATTGGATTGTCTGATGTTGTAGTAAAAAACGAAGCAAGAGCGATAACAGCATTTAATAATAAGCAAGTTAATAACGCAGCAAATCTAGGGAGTGGGCTAGGTGGAGCTGCAATAAACAATAATCCCACCGCACAAAACCAAAATGAGCAAGGACAAACAGGAGAACCTATCCTATAGGGTAATAAAGGTAAACAAGAGAAATATTTATGATTCTGAGATAGAAACAAGTGGAATTGTTAATATATTTACCCCAAGACAGTTAATAGCTGATATGGATTATAACGATAAAATGGAAAGAGAAATAACAGCAAATGTTTCAATCAAAGATGCTGTTATGAAAAACATTGCCGGAACCAATCCAATTGTGTTGGAGATGTCAGATAAAGATTTATGCGCTGCTTACCTTTATTATGAAGCATTGGCTTTCAATAAAGAAGCAAAAGAGAAACTTGAATCAATTGTAGGAATGAGAAAAAGGAATGCTAAACTTTTGAAACTTATCGAAGAGCAAACTGGATTCAAAATCGAGAGACCAACTGCAGATAAAAAAGAAATAATCAAAGATTCAATAAAGAGCTAAAATGGAAAACGAAAAAGAAAAAGAATTAAAAGAAGACATTCAAAAATACTCTGATATTGAAGCAGTTGCGCTTTCTCATGGCGGTAAAAGAATTATTGCTGGACTAAAGAAGGATGTTTTTAATTTAATTAGTGCGGCAGGTAGCGCTGCTAAAAATGGAGCATCTTACAATGAGTTGGTTGGTATAAATATTGCATTAGATGAAAAGATTAATATGCTCAATATGTTTACCAACTCATCGGAAAATAAAAAAGATGCTAATAAATTATTTGAAGAGTTGATGAAGTTAGAGAATCCAGAACTAGAACCAAAAGAATAATACCCTGTGGGGTATTACCTGCCTACATTCTCTGAATAAATCCCCCATCCGGTTTATTTGGACTAAAAAATGTAGGTAGATATTACTCCATAAGTTGACAAGTGTTTTTTACGGAGTAAAATATAATCAAGAAGAGTGCTATTTCTCTGCAAATAGTTTTCCAGATAGGCAAGTCTGGGCCGAAAGGCGAATAAAATCCCATTGGCCACAATGTAAAAAAGGTGAACTCTATGGCTGAAGAAGCACAGAAGGCTCCAGAGGTGGAGGCTAAAATAACCGAAACAGAAACTCCAGCTGCAGTTACTCAGGTAACAGAAAAAAAGGAAGAAACATTAGGCGCTATTCTTGGAACAAAAGAAAAAGAGCCGATTGTTGAAAAGAAAGAGGAAATAAGAATGGTTCCAGAATCAACTTTTCTTGAATTAAAAAAAGATTTCAAGGAGTTGAAGAAGGAAATGAAGGGTAAGTCTAAAGTAGAAGTATCAGAAGGACTAGATGAGTTTTCTGAGAAATACAATTTACCCCCAGAATTTACTAGCGAACTTGCTGGACTTATCTCAAAAGAAAGTCAAAAAGGCATTGACGACTTAGTAGGTTCCAAACTAAAACCTCTTGAAGACGAGAAGAAAGCCAAAAAGATTGATGAAAATTTTGAAAGAGTTTATGCTCAGGCTATTGAAGAAATGCCAGAATATAAAAACTTAGCTAAGAAAGAAGTAATCAAAGCTATGGCTACTAATCCTGCAAATTCAAACAAGAAGTTCTCGGAAATATTTGATGAGGCCTATGGCCACTTAGTAACAGGAAAGAAAACTTTAGATTCTGCCAGTAATGGCGCTAGGGCATTTATCGGTGAAATAGACTATAAAAGGACTGCAACTGATAAAGAATACTTTACTGAGGTAATGGCTAACCCCATTACAAGAAAAAAATACAACGATGGACTTCAGGAACGAATGAAAATTTAAAATAGGGTGGGGAATATATCTAAAGGGTGGGAAAAAATAAAAAGAAAATGCTTACAGACTATAAACCTCAATTTGATAATGCCTACGAAGATACTTTTCAAAAAGTATTGGTAGGAAAAGAAATTTGCAACACAAGATTTGAATCAGTTCTATCTTATGGTGCATCCGTAGAAAGAGTAGCTTTTGACATCTCTGGCGTAAGAGTTAGAGACACAGTTAGAAATGTTGCTTCTACTATTGACCCAGTAACAGACAGCAACGAAGTTTTAACAATTAACTTAGAGAAAGAAGCTGTATTTGAAATCTCTGATGGTGAAAAAACACAAACTGGACCAATGCAAGCTGCAGAAAAAATTGGTGCAGAAGTTGCCATTAAAGTTGCTGCTGACTTAGATGCTAGAATATTCGCTGAAGTATTGAACGCATACCAAACATTTGACACAGGTGATTTGACAACATTGGCTTCAACAGGAACTCCAATTACACAAAGTTCAACAACTGTTCCTCAAATGGTATCAAGAATGCCTGCTAAATTGAAAAAAGGAGCTAACCAAACAATTACCGGAACCAATATGGCTTTCGTGATTGATTCTTATGGTGCTTCTGATATTGAACAATACCTATTAGGTAAACAGTTCGCTATCGTAGAAGCAGTATTTAAGAACGGATATGCTGGTTTAATTAGCTCAGCTCAAGTATATGTATCTGAGAACTTAACAGGTGAAGCTTTGTTCACATTCTCTGTAGGTTTAGCAAGTGATGCAGATACAATCACTATCGGAGGTGTAGTATTCACTTTGAAAACTGCTCTATCATCTGGTCCTGCTGTAGTTGGTGAAGTATTGCTTGGTGCAACCTTTGCTGACACAATTACCAACCTAGCTGCTGCTATCAATGCTCCTGGAACAACAACAACAAAATTCACAGCCCTAAGTGCTGCTGACCAATTGGTTATTACAGATGTTTTGAAACTTACTGCTGTTGCAACCACAACAACTCTAAAGATTACTGGAATTGGTTCAGGTAGAATAGTTATCTCTGAATCTGCAACTAATATTGCTTTAACTTACAATGAAATCCACTGCTACTATGGAAAGAAAGGTGCAATTGATTTAGTTGTTCAAGATATTAAAAAAGTTGACATGAGACCATGTTCAGACAGAAGGGCTACTAATGTATTCACTTCTTACTTAGCTGGTTTAAAAACTTTCGCAGATGGAGCCAAGAAATTCTTGGATGTTCATATCGCTGCCTAGTCGTAACTACATTAGCTCACCAAAAGGTGAGCTAGTGTGGTATAATTAATTAACAAAAAAAATAACATGCCTTCAACAGATGCAGCCTTAGTAGGAATCTTGATTACAGATACTGATTCCGCAGGCTTAATTACAGAATGCGAAAGTAGTGGCGCTCTTTTAACTACAGCTAACAAGTTTTCAATGGGTTGTATTTTAAAAGATACAACTACTGGAAAAGTATATAGAAACTCAGGAACAGTAGCAGTCCCAGTTTGGGATGACATTGCTAATGTTACCAATGATGAAGTTGCAACTAATTTAATTCAGTACAAAGAGGTTGCTTTAACTGCTGCTCAGATTAATGGAATGTATGCAGCTTCAGTTGAGATTATCCCAGCAGTTAGTGGAAAGATTATCGTTCTTGATGCTTTAGTATTTGATTTAACTGGAACAGCTACTCAATTTGCTAATGGTGGTGTTGTAAACTTACAATACAAGAACACAGTAAATGGCGCAGGAACAACTTTACATGCAGATATTGCTGCAACAGTAGTTACTTCTGCTACAGCTAGAGTTATTACTCAAAGAATACCTAAGGACTTATCGGCTGTCGCAACTGCTGACATTACAGGACAAGGAGTATTTATTGGTAATAAATCTGCTCCATTTATCACAGGAACTGGAACAGCCGTTGTAAAAGTTTCTTACCACTTAGTCTAGTTTATTTCTTCTGCCCTTTTATAAAAGGGTAGAACTAAGTAAATTAAAACTATGCCAATAACAACAACAGACACTATCAAAAAATTTGAACTATATGTAGATGATATGACTGAACTGAGTAGCTCAGAGGAATTAGATTTAGCTCAGAGGATTTATAATGATGTTTGCGCTGCTTGCGATTGGGAGATTTTAAAGAAACCAGCATCAGGAGTTACATCTGGGAGTGTTCCGTATGTTTCTTTGCCTACTGATTTTGGCCACATGTGTGAAAATAGTGCAGAATCGGATAATAATGTGGAGAATCAAAACACTTTTGGAGGAAAAGTGGTTCTTGTTGGTCCAACTTATCAACCATACAAAATGGTAAACTGGTCTGATAGGAGACAATACAGAAATGCTGATGGATATTGCTATTTAGAGATGTCAACTGGCCGATTGTACTTTACAAAACAGCCTGCAGCAGGCCTCGCTTACGAATTTGATTACATCTCAGTACCTGCCGCACTAACTCTTTCAACATTTATGGTATTTCCAGAGCGATTTGAGCCAGTATTATTTCATGGAATGTGTGTTGATGACTACATGATTCAACAATCAGATAAATTGAAATCTTATGCCAGAGAGAATCAAGCAAAGTATGAGCAAAAGTTAAGCGATATGAGAATGTGGAATGCAAAACTTATAAATTTTTAAAATGTCAGATTTAACAGTAAATCAATTTACAAAAGGAATCTTTAACCTAATAGACGATGAGAATATTCCATCTGACGCTGCTTCTGATTCAAATAACTGGATTACTCAAGATGGAAGAATAAAGTTAGTCAATGGTAGATGTTTAATAGGCGCAGAGGGACTTGTAGGCTCAATTAGAGGACTACATTTTGGATATAAAATTGATGGCACTAAGGTTCTTTACAGAAAAATTGAAACAAAAGTTCAAGCATTGATTGCAGGTACATGGACTGATGTTGTTGGGCTTACATCTCTTACCGCAGGAACCGAAATGTCTTTTGCGAACTATTCCTCATTATCTGGTTCATGGACTTACCTAAGCAGTTCTGATGGCTTCTGGAAGATTAATAATGCTAATCCTACTACATCGATTGACCTATATGATGCTACCGAGAATGACAAGGGTAAAATAATGATTGATAAAGGTAGAATTATAATGTGGGACTGTGCCAATGCTTCAAAAACTACTCTAAAATTATCATGGATTGATGCTCAGGATTCATCTGTTTATACAACTATAACAGGTGAAAACTTCTCTTCTTTAACTGGAACTTTAGCTTTTAAGGCTGCAGGAGCAAAAAGAAACTGTCTTT